CTGCTTCTTGCTGGTTAACTCCTGTTTCGTGTTCAAAGTATATTGTTACACCTTCAGTATTACCGATTACATCAAATGATACATCATCACTTGGATTGTATTTTGTTGCATGAGGTAAACCAAATACTGCTGAGTCTTCCCATGTGCTTCTAGGAAACAAGGTACTAGCATTAGTAAACCATATAGGTCGTTTAGCTGTTGAGTCTAGATAACTATATGTAACTGCTCTAGTATTTACATTAGATGTAGACGTTGGATAAAACCAAGTAATCTCACCAAACAAGTTATTAATACCACAATAAATTAATTGATTAGATGTAGTGTTGAGATCATCATAAACAAAATCTTCTACTAAACAATCCATAGATTCTAGTTTACCTGTATATCTAAAGAAACCATTATCAGACATCCAATACGCAGCACCATCAACTTCTACAGCTGCATTCATACCAATCAATCCACAGTTAGTACCTGTTTGTTCAAAAGCAAATGTAAATGGTTGACCAACAAATCTCATAGTAAATAAAGAAGTGTCACTCCAAATGTATATTGCATTTCTACCAAGTTTAGCTCCCATGATCCGTGATCCAGAGGCCAGTCTTTGTGTACCAGCACTATTTTCAGCTGTTGGTGTATAGTCTTCTATATTTTCTTGAGATGAAAATCTTATAAACATATCATCTTGTGTTGCTTTGTTACCAATAGTTGTTTCTGTTCCAAAAAATACTAAGTGACGATCGGGTGTTGATACTAACATATCACGTGACGCTGTTGGTGCACCAGATATAATTGTAGCTCTAGTGCCTGTAGCGTTAACTGCATCTCCATCCCATTTAAAACATTCTCCGTTATGGATTAAAGCAATAAGTGTTGTTCCTAAATTATCCAAGGACCATAGACCTGGATCAATTACTGAATCGGTGTTAGCTGCAGGTGATCCCCAACCTGTAAAAGATGAAGTGTTAGTTACGGTTGCCCCATTACTGTGCGCAGCTCTTGTTGAACCTCGCGCAGCTCTTGTTATACCAGTTAATTTACTGCCTGTAATTCCTGTGTAAGATATTTCTTCTGAACCTACTTGAATAAAGTTTGTACCAGAACTTGGAAAACCTGTCGTACTAGCTAATGTAATTTCTGTAGCTGAACTATTGTTACCATTAGTATTATCTCCTAGTGCACCGTTTAATGTAGTTGTCAATGCACCTAAAATGTTACCACCCCACAATGATATTCCCCAACCAAACGCACCTAGTTGTTCTGCTGGTCCTACGTGATAGTATTGAAAATATGTTATACCACCAGATGTTGTTGCACCTGATCCTGTTTCATTACTAGGCATTGTAATAGTAATTGTAGAAGTAGTTGGTACACTTGTTATCATAAATTTTTTATCAGCAAAATCTGAGGCACTAAAATTAGAATTTGTAATAGCACTAAACGTACTAGCATCACCAAATAAAATAATATCTTGTGGTTGAAAATTGTGTGAACCACCAAATGTAAGTGTTACAGTTGGAGATCCGTTAGTTGTGCTAAATGCACTTGTAATAGCTGTACCCGATGGATTAGTTAGTGGATGTATATCATAGTAAACACCACCAGAATATATGTATAAAATTTTGTTAGTTCCTATAGCTGCAAATTTAGTTGATGATTTGTTTACAAAATGATGCAAACCTCTAGCAGCACCTGTAAGCTTTGATTCACCTAATTGATTCCAACCACCTATTTTTTCTGGTGTACCATATCTAAAACGTACATTTTCTCCATCTATCCATTGCGACTCAGCACCTGTTGATGTAACTTGTTTATTAAACCCTGGTAAAAACCCTAATTTTTGTAACATATAAATCCATTATAATACTATTTTACAAATCCAGGTAGACCTAACATAGGTCTTCCATCAAATTTGTTTTTCTCAGCAAATGGGCCATTTACATGATTATAATGTAGAAATACTTGACCGCATATGTCCTTGTCAAAAGGCTCTCGCCAATGTTCAAGTTCACATCCACTATATACTAGCATATCTCCTACTTCAAGCAAGACTTTAGTACCTTTATCCGTAGTAGGATGGTATTTTTGTATTTTGTTAATTCCTAATTTTGGGCCAGAAACATTTCCTGCTTCTGGGTTTGGGTTAATAAATATAGGCCAAGGGTCACCACCTAGATTAAGTGTGCATGATATCTCACAACTTTCTCTGTCTTTGTGTCTTTTTAATTCATCACCTTTTTTATATATTCTTGCATAGGAATAAGTAGGACATAGATTTAGTCCGGTTTCTTTTTGCATTACGGGTAATACTTTAACTAATAACGTTTCCATTACTGGATCAGAATAACAAGAAAAAGTATTAGGTATTTGTGGGTCCACCCAAGTACCTAACATACCATTGTCATAAATAATGTTATTATCATACATCCATTTAACTGAATCTCTTTTAAGAAGAAAATAGTTAAATACAAAATTAGCTAACTCGTAGCTAATTGCATTCTTAATTAATTGATATTTATTAAAAACCATGTTGTATAAAATTAAAACTTACTGATATTCTTATATCATTTGATTTGTTAGGTGTAACATTGTGCCAAAGGTAATATGGAAATATTATAATTCTACCTTCAACAGGTTCTAAATACACTTCTCTCCATAGTTCTTTTGGTAGTTTACCTTCTTTTCTTATTGGCATATTTAATTGTGCCCCTGCTCTTGGTTCATCACAACATAAATTACCAGAATTTTTTGGAGCTTTTATATAATACACACCGCTAAATAAACTATTAGGATGTATGTGTGGAACGTTGTATCCACCTGGGGGATTTATGTTTGCCCACATATTACCTAGTATAGGTTCTCTATCTAACCATTCTTCTTTCCATATGTCATTCATCATCAAAAACAATTCATTAACTAAAGGTTGAAAAACAGGCAGTTCATGCATTTCAGTTGTAGAGTGCCAACCGTTTTTGTTTGTTTTTTGAAGTCCTGGGTCTTTCTTAGACCATTCTACAATTTCGTTGGTAAAAAGTTGATTGTCTAATTTAATATCTTTAGCATATATAGTTGTTGGAAAAAATTGTTCTTTGATCATCTAAATGATTTTCCTCCAAACCAACAAACTAAAGATTGTCTTATACCTCTAGTTACTGGATTAACTTTATGATTTAAAAACGATGCAAATATAATAGCGTGTCCTTGTTTTAAACTTGCAGATTTACCAGGAGCCATTAATTCTAATTCTCCACCTTCAAATTCTGACGGATCATTTAACAAAAGAGTCATTGATATTTTTCTAACAGGTGGCTCATGTTGCATGTTTACATCACAATCCATATGCCAATCATAGAACCCTCCTTCAGGATATTCTGTAAACTGTGCTTGTTCTGTTATTTGTATGTCACCAAAACCAAAATGATTTTCATTTGCTTTCTGTATAAAGTTATTAAGGTCTACATACATATGTGACATTTCTTTAAATGGTATCCAACTAATTGTTGTAATTCTTTTGTTTGTATGGGTTCCACCACCTGGTTTATTCATTCCCACTTGTCCTTGTTGTGGTTTCTGTGCTCTACCTGATGCAATAATTTGTCTGCATTGATCTGGTGTAAACAATGGTGTTGTTGTATGAACTATCCAACTTTTCCATTTCGGTTCTGTAATCTGTCTGTTTTCGTACATTATTGTACTCCTCTATTTTTTATTGAACTGTAGTCAACATCCATATTTGCAGCAAGCGTTCTTCTATACCCAGGACCATTAAAAGGATATACACAGTGTCTCATATCGTATGGAAATATAAAAAAATCTCCTTCTTTTAATATTGGTTCATAATCTACATTAGCAAACTGACCGTTGGTTGAACCTAAAATTTGAAGTTTACCATTTTGTGGTGAGTCTGCTGCTGAATATTCTACGCCATAAGACTCTGGTAATTTTAAAACCATAACACTAGATAGACCTGTTGATATTGATCCTTGATGCACGTGTACTGGATTGTATTCATGCTCAAACATAGTGTTAACCCATACAGAATTTAAATTCATATTATATTCTCTTACTCTATTCCAATCTAAATAATGTTTAAATTTTTCATTAAACCAATATAATATATTTCTTGGTAAATGATTATGTCTAGTCATTTTAGAAGTATCTTCACCACTATAAAATAGACTATGTTCTTTTTCAATTTTACCAACAAGTTGTTTATTAGCAGGTTTTAATTCAGTGTATTTAGTTTCATAAATATTATTAATAGTATTATATATATCAAGAGGTACTTGATATTTTAATACCGCTTGACCTAAAAATATAAAATCAAAATTATTTTTCGGTGGCTCCAAGGTCATTGGTCAATTGTTCTTTCTTATTGTAAATCATTTCTCCTGATTTTTTAACTCTTTCTATTGTTTGTAACTGTCCAAGCACATTAAATACTTCTGGCTGAGATGATCCTTGAGTCAATGTCTCTGCTTTGTTTTTCATAATTTGATGGTAAGATTCTAGTTGATGTCTGTTAACGTCTTTATCATCAAATGAACCATCATTAAATTCTTTTTTAAGAGTTGACCATAGTTTAATTTCTCTCATTCTGTCTTTAGCAGTAAGTTGCATGTTGGCTAAACCATATCTTTTTTCATCTATATCTATTTGAAGTAATTCTCTTTTTAAAGGATCTTCTTCTGTCTTTAATTTTTCTTGTAATCTTTTTAATCTAACTTCATTACGTCTACAATCAAAAGACAAAGTCATTAAATTTTCTAAAAATACATTTTGTTCTCTGACACACTGCCAATACTTAGAAGCTTTTGTTGGATACTTTGCATCCTGTAATACAGACATTCTCATTTCTGTTTCTGTTCTAAAGACTTGTTTCTTAGTCCAAGTATCTCTAAGTTCAGATGTCATTTCTTTAAATTCCTTGACATCATTTGGGTCAAGTAAATTATTTAAGCTAGGAGCTTCTTTTTCTATTAGTGCATGTATGTTTCTTTTTTCAGTCATAGTATTTCCTTTCGATTTCTTTATATATAA